ATTAATGATTTGAATAAGTCGTTTGATTTGGGCTGGGTTTAGGAATTTGAGGGGGGAAGCATCTGGTATGGTTTGGGGGTTGATTTTGTGCTCGTTAAGAGTGCTAGTCAACGCATGTCTCATCGCCATTTGTTTCTTTCCGGTAATTCTTTCACTCATCTCTTGTATTTGTGATTTAGATCTTTTAAGTGAGTTAATAACCATCTTCTGATACATGGAGGCTTTTGCAAGCTCCTGAATTTTCAGACGATAGCGGCCGGTGGCTCGATCCTGGTTCTCGACAGCTCTACGCAGTAAAACCAAAGCTTCAGTAAGTGGTACACCAATTGTTCCTCCGTGTTTATTAAGGTTGTTTAAAGTTCTTTTGTCTTCTAGATGAAGGAGGTTGTAATCAGCATAATAGGCACTGTTGAGCAGTTGACCCTGAAGTTCTTCCCATGCTTTAGTTGGGGGTGTTATGTCCCTAGTTATTGGGTTTGTCAAGTAGTTGTATAGCAGGATGAGGTCATCGGAGGATTTAACTTGTTTATTATATCCATTTCCTCCAAATGCGAGAGGGGCTCTGGTTGAGCGAAAGATTTTTCGAATTTTTGAATATGAGTTCCTCCATAATTTGATCATAGGGCCCGTGGAAACACGTGGTCTTATCGATTGAAGATGTTCCAGCATTGTTCTTTCATCATTGTTACCATGGAAATGTAACTTCGCTCCAGACGTCTCACTGATTCTTGCGTAAGATTTCAGCATTATTTTTGGTTTGTCCGTGATGACACCAAACTTCTCGCAGAACACTCCTCCACTTCCCAGATAGCATTTACTTTTATTAAGAACTAAGCCTACCATTCTAACGTAGTCTTCGTATCTTGCTATTTCGGTTGGGGTCCAGTGTGCGATAAGGTCATCACCACAGACTGCAAATGTGTCTGATCTCGTAGCAGCTTTATGTGCGGCGAAAAGATGTAGAAGTGACAGAATAGGCCAGGTTGTACCTAGTCCCATGTGGATACCTCGCTTTGTCCATTTCCCCTCTAAATACATTGGTGATACCGTAAGCAGTGCACAGTTCAGGAATTCTTTATCCCATTCACCCACTTCTCCTATTGTTTCAAGGACTGCACGTGCAATTTCGTGCGGAATAAAGTCAGAAGCTTTAGAGAAGTCGGCAGAGAATAACTTGGCAGTGATGTCTTGTTGTTTTCTGATGAAAACGTCTTTACCTTTCAGTGCTTGACGCGACCCTCCTATCCGTTTCATTAGTGGTAGGAGTCTCTTGTTTATCATGAGACCCATATAGTTCATTACCGCGGTATGGATAGATGCAATTCGGACTTTCCCTCCTATTTCCTTTATTGGAAGTGGTCGGATTGTTCGTTCTGTACTGTTACGTACTTTCTTTAGTGAGAATATGGTGGTGTTGTAAGCCGTCAACGCTGAATCCTCTTGTTTTTCAGGTGTAGAAAGGAGTTCATAAGCTCTTAAAATCTTTTGTTCAACTCGGTGTTTAGAATCTAGGTCAATCCATTCATTTTGCTTTTTAATTTTCTCCATAGCAAGCTGATATGAAGTCCAATGCATAACGCTCGCTGGATAGTCTTTGCAGATTCTTGTAAAGTAGTTAGCTAGATACTGCAATTCTTTTACTTGCGCTCGGAAAGCTATTTCTTGTGTCTCCTCGAAAGAGGGTTCACTGAATATGTTACTGAATGCAATGTTCGATCGAATTGTTCCTATGTTAACTAACTGGTGTACCACGTCATTGAATTCGTCTAATAAGTCTTCTGGTTTTGATCTACGCATTTCAAAAGAAATGTTTAGATCAAAGCTCCGGTTTTCTTCGTTGACGTATTTATTGTCGTTCCAGTCTATTTCTCCGGGCCCTGGAGGAAACATGTTATTGAATAGTTTCTTTAGTGCGTCGCGCAGACATAAAAGAGTGGTGAATCGATGTCCTGTAGTAGTACATCTCATCGTCATCATTCTGTCTGTCATCTGCATTATCGATTCTTTAGTAGATAACAAGGTTTCCTTAATTTTTCCAGGCGTTTCATATGCTGGGCAAGGGGGTTCTGGGATCTTTGATCTTTGATTGTGGAGTTTTGTGGATACTCTCTGCATTACTTTATCAGTCTCGATTGAAGCCTTGGACTTCCGTGATTGTTCTTCCGCCAACGTTCTAAATGCTGTAGCTGAGCCGCCCTTCGAAGATGGGCATTCGATGACTGCTGAGAGGCTCGGTGGGGGTAGATAAGCGTTCTCGGCCATTAGTACATCCTTGTGGGGAGTAATTGTTTTCTTCACGAAATCTTTTATTTCTTGCAGGAGTTGTGTTGATGGTTGTTGATAGGGAGTGGATGGTTGGACCCAAGTGTTTGTGGCCTGTTTAACTGCTGTGTTTACACGGTGGTTTGAATGGAACCAAGCAATTGATCGTCCGACAGTGCTTGCAAGGAAGTATCTTTCTTGTGAGACAAATCTGCTTCCAGGTGCTTGTTTATTTTCACAAGCTCGCTGTCTAATAAGGTGACACCAATTATTCATTGCTGTTCGACCTTGGTAGCATAGGTGATCTATATACTTGAAAAAGGATATTAGGTTGCGTTTGTTATCGGGGGTGTATACTCGGTCTTTTACTTCTCCATAGACTAGAGTCCATGCAGTGGATATGTTTGTATAACCTTTATAGATGGCCGGAAAATTTCTCAGTATTGTTTTCGTTTGCTCATCTTTAATCTTACGCTTCTTGTTCCTTTTCATTAATTTCTCCACGCGAAACTCTGGCAATGTTCTCTTCAGATGTAACATCATCGCTTTTAGTGATGTGTTTTTACATGTAGAGAGCATACCCAGAATGGACGTTTTCTTCAACTTAAGCTTTTGTTTGAGTTTGAAGAAGCGTACTACAGTAAGGAGATGTTTAAAACTGTGGGGGAATCGTAATTTATTACTAAATTCTTTCATAGTCATCTCTTTATGTGTAGAACGTCCAATAAGGGTGTCAACTTTCGACAGAAGGTTGAGAGTGC